TTGTCAAATTTTCTCATGCTCAATGCCTCCGTGGGCTTGTTTAATTTCAATTTAGAAGGGTACTCTACAGAATACCCAACCAGATTGCAACTAATTATTTTACAGCGTACCAACTGCTAGACATTGCCTCCTTGTTACCGTTGCGCTCAATATGCATTGACCAGTCCTTGGTATAAACTCGCGCCTCTTTACCCGCCAGTTGTAGCACGGCATTAAGTCTGCTCTGCGTGGTACGTGTTTCCCAACCCGCGTTCGATACTAAAATTATCCCGTCATAGTGTTTTGCAATGGCGTTGCCGTGTAGATACAACGTACCTCCTGCGCTCTCTGTGTTGTCTTTGCGCGCATCTTCTCCGCGAATGAATGCTCCAACTATGTCCTTCTCTATCTGTCTCATGCTATCTCCTCCAAGTCTTTTTGTGCTTCTAGTTCGACAACCTCAAGGGCGCATTCTAACGCATCTTGTTCTGTCTCTATATTGTAACAGGTGAAGCAGTGATAATCTACCCATTGTCCGCCTATTGCCGTTTGTAGATTGAAGGTCGCGCCCTCGTTCCACTCAATGCGGATTTCCTCTCCCGTTGTCGGGTCTATCGTTTGCCAGTATTTCATTATGCCACCTCCTTCTGTAGTTTTTGTTTCTGTAGAGCTTCGAGTTCGTGTTTCATATCTAGATATTTGTTCAGCAGTCTAGACGATTCCTCGTTTAGTTTGCCTCTGTATTTAGGCAGTAGAGCCATTTGCGCCTTGTATACGCCCATCGCTTCGTTTTCGTCACGTTCTGCAATGGCGTTGAACTCTTCTCTGCTCTGCTCGCAGTATGTCTTTACCGCCCACATACGCCACCTGATAGCTTCCATATCCATCTTGTATTGCTCCTGCTTCAACTGGTTGTATAAGTCTCGTTTAGTCATAGTCTTTGCCCTGTTTTGGTGCGTTTTAGTTAATGCGCTGTTCTTTGCGCTGATGGGTTCATTATATAGAAGTTTGCTATGTTGTACAATGATTTATATGCATGACCTCAATTAACTATATGCACACAGGTAATGACCTTGTCCCTTCCTTTATTACACGTACGCACGCGCGAGTATCACACAGTGGATTGGTTGTCAAGTGTTTTTCTCAGGTATGGTCTGTAGGTATCCTCAAGCACACTCACACCTGTACTGTCAAGTTTCCTTGTGACTATCTCAGGTGTCCCAGTCACCCATAGTCCTTGAGTATTCCATTTGGATATGCTTGAGGGGGACGGGGGGGCGGGCTGACCTGAGTTAATCATAGGTGTACCCGCCTGTATACTAAAAAAGCCAATATTCAATAAAAAGAATTAACCTAAGTTTATCCCCTAAGTATTTGTTTTCCTTATGTATTCTTATGTATACTTAAGTATGACAAATATTCATATAAAGGGACAATTTAATTACTATTAGTTATGGAACTAAAAAGTTGGCTCGCGGGTCTAAATAAGCTAATAAAGTACTTGACATTTAGTTATAAATATGCTATAATATACTTATAGTATAGATTAATTTAAAGCCTTAAGCGTACTTAAGTAGTCTTAGATATTTTACATTAAAGAATAATCATTAAAGTTAAATACTAAACGCGTCCCTAAGTATACTTAAGATAACTTAAGGAGAATACAATGGACAATGATACAGCTACTCCGAAAAGGAGAAGGGGCAGACCTAAGAAGTCAGACATGGTGTCAAGAAAAAAAGGCACTACTGGTTTGTCAAGGGGTCGCCCGAAGGGTGATGCGGCTATCATTAACGAGTACAAGGGCAGGATGTTGTCATCCCCTAAGTCTCGTAAAGTCCTAGACTCGATATTCGATGCGGCACTTAACGATGACCATAAGAATCAAGCCGCGGCATGGAAGTTAGTCATGGACAGGATATTACCCACAGCTGTATTTGAGAATGATGTCATCAAGGGCGCGGGTAAGTCAGCGATACAGATAAACATTACTGGGGTTGGAGGAGAGACTACAGTGGTGTCAGGTAATGCAGAGGATGTCATAGACGATGGGGAAATCATAGATGGCTAAGTACTTTGATAGAGATGAGTTTGCTTGTCAGTACACAGGCAACAACGAAATTAAAGAAGAGTTCATTGAGAAGCTAGATAAGCTAAGAGAAGCCTGTGGTTTTCCCTTTGTAATTACGTCAGGATATAGAGATAAAACACACCCAATTGAAGCTAAGAAAGCAAAAGCAGGAACAGGAACTCATGCACAAGGCATTGCCGCGGATATTAAAGTCACTAACGGCTACCAACGGTTTCGTATCGTTGAGAAGGCTATCGCGCTTGGATTCACAGGCGTGGGAGTTGCTCGTGGCTTCGTCCATGTTGATATCCGCAGTCCTGACGATACAACCCCTTATGTAATGTGGACTTACTAAGTGACGGAACTTAATGTTTCGTTACTGCCGTGGCAACAGGAAGTCTTTGAGGACACAACTAGATTCAAGGTCATAGCCGCAGGTAGACGTACAGGCAAGTCCCGTCTAGCCGCATGGATGTTAATCATCAGGGCTTTACAGTCTGATAAGGGTCATGTCTTCTACGTTGCACCCACACAGGGTCAGGCTAGGGACATTATGTGGCAGGTATTGATGGAGATAGGTAATCCCGTCATAGCCTCTAGTCACGTTAATAACTTACAAATAAAGCTAGTCAACGGGGCAACCATAGCACTCAAGGGTGCAGATAGACCAGAAACCATGCGTGGTGTCAGTCTTAAGTTCCTTGTTATGGATGAGTATGCGGATATGAAGCCAGAGGTCTGGGAGCAAATCCTTAGACCTGCACTAGCTGACCAGAAGGGAGATGCACTGTTCATTGGTACGCCAATGGGACGTAATCACTTCTATGACTTATATAACTATGCTTGTGTAGCAGAGGACGAGACCTTTGTAGGCTATCACTTTACAAGCTACGATAATCCACTACTAGACCCTGAAGAGATTGAAGCGGCTAAGAAGTCTATGTCTGCATTTAGTTTCCGTCAGGAGTTCATGGCATCATTCGAGGCGCAGGGCAGTGAATTATTTAAAGAAGACTATGTTAAATTTTCTGAAGAAGAACCCACTAGTGGTCAGTATTATATTGCTGTCGATTTGGCGGGGTTTGCTGATGTGGCAAAAGTTACAACTAAAACTAAACGACTTGACCAAACGGCTATCTCGGTTGTTAAAGCAAATGAAGAAGGTTGGTACGTTGCTGACATCATTCATGGTCGTTGGGGTGTGGAAGAAACTGCACGTAAAATCTTTGAAGCTGTACGAGACTATCGTCCAGTATCTGTCGGGATTGAGAAAGGAGCGTTAAAGAACGCCGTACTTCCATACATCTCAGACTTAATGAAGGCTAATGATAGGTTCTTCCGTATTGAGGAACTGACTCACGGTAACAAAAAGAAGATAGATAGAATCGTGTGGGCTTTGCAAGGCAGGTTTGAACACGGTAAGATTACACTTAACAAAGGTGCTTGGAATACAGAGTTCCTAGATGAACTATTCCAATTCCCTAATCACCACGTACATGATGACTTGATTGACTCACTCGCTTACATAGACCAGTTGGCTAACATAGCCTACACCTCGGACTATGTGGAAGAAGAATTTGAATTTTTAGATACTTACGCAGGGTACTAATATGTTACTAGAAGATAAGGAAGAATTTACACTCGAGCAAAGCCTAGAGGATTGGGTCATTGATAAATGTCAAGGTTGGCGTAATCACTACGAATCCAACTACTCACAGAAGTTTGATGAGTACTATCGCCTATGGCGTGGTCAGTGGGCGGCAGAGGACAAGACTAGAGATTCGGAACGCTCACGTATTATCTCCCCTGCGCTACAGCAAGCAGTTGAGTCATCCGTTGCGGAACTAGAGGAAGCTACCTTTGGTCGTGGCAAGTGGTTTGACATTGAGGATGACGTAACGGACAACGAGAAGCGTGATATAGCGATGTTACGTGAAGTCCTGTACAAAGACTTTAAAAAGAATAAAGTCCGTAAGAGCGTAGCTGAGTGCCTTATCAACGCGGCAGTATTCGGTACAGGTATTGCTGAAGTAGTATTAGAAGAAGAGAAAGAGTTTCAACCTGCAACACAACCTGTAATGGGCGGAGACTTAACAGCAGTTGGTGTCAACATCGTAGATAAGACTTGCGTAAAGTTACGACCAGTAATGCCTCAGAACTTCCTTATTGACCCACTAGCTACTTCCATTGAGGAAGCATTGGGTTGTGCAGTAGATGAGTTTGTCCCCATGCACTCTGTAGAGCAACTACAGGAATCGGGAGTCTATCGTGACGTATACGTAGGTGACGCACCATCAGACTTTGACATTGAACCAGATAAAGACTTAGCAGTATTTGAAGATGATAAAGTACGTCTAACTAAGTACTATGGTTTAGTACCTCGTCATTTATTAAAAGCGGCACAAGAAGAATTAGAAGAAGACGCAGAAGTAGAAGAACTAGTCGCTAATGAAGAGAGTGATTCATACTACGTAGAGGCTATCGTTGTTATTGCTAATGACGGTACTTTACTTAAGGCTGAAGAGAACCCGTACATGATGGGCGACAGACCAGTCGTTGCATTCCCATGGGATGTCGTTCCTAGCCGTTTCTGGGGTCGAGGAGTATGTGAGAAAGGGTATAACTCTCAAAAGGCGTTAGACGCAGAACTACGCGCTAGAATTGATGCCTTAGCACTTACTATCCACCCAATGATGGCTATTGATGCTACACGTATGCCTAGAGGTGCTAAAGCAGAGGTACGTGCAGGTAAGACTATCCTAACCAACGGCAACCCTTCTGAAGTCCTACAGCCATTAAACTTTGGTAATGTTAGTCAAGTTACCTTCGGACAAGCCGCTGAACTACAAAAGATGGTACAGACAGCCACAGGTGCTATTGACTCTGCGGGTATCTCTGGCTCTATCAACGGTCAGTCTACAGCTTCAGGCATCTCTATGAGCCTCGGTGCTATCATCAAGCGTCATAAGCGTACATTGATTAACTTCCAAGAATCATTCCTTATTCCATTCGTAACTAAAGCCGCACACCGTTATATGCAGTTTAACCCTGAGCGTTATCCTGTAGCGGACTACAAGTTCCATACTTCTAGCAGTCTAGGTATCATTGCTCGTGAGTATGAGGTTACACAGCTTGTACAGTTACTACAGACTATGCAACAAGACAACCCAATGTACTCACAGTTGATTATGTCAATCATTGATAACATGAACTTGTCTAACCGTGAAGAACTTATCTCTTCGTTGCAACAAGCTAATCAGCCTAACCCAGAAGCACAGCAAGCACAACAAGCTATGCAACAAGCACAAATGGAGTTCCAGAAGTCACAGACTGCGGCACTACAAGGTCAAGCGTTTGAGTCACAGGCTAGAGCGCAGAAACTTGCGGCAGAGGCTAGTGTTGTACCACAGGAGCTTGAGATTGACCGTATCAAGGCTGTTACGGCTAACCTTAAGTCAGGCGATGCGGACGACAAAGAGTTCCAGAAGCGTCTTAAAATATCAGAGCAGTTACTAAAGGAACGTGAAGTAGCTGTTAAAGAAACCCAACAAGGAAAAGCAAATGATAACAACTCGTCAATTCAACGAGGCATTGGAGCAGGTGAACAAGGCATTCCAGAGCCAAGACCAGAAGTTAGCGGCATTGGAAGCAGACCTCCGCGTCCTCAAGGAATCCCGCAAGGAGAAATCTAATGCCAGTAAAAAAAGACCCAAGACTAGCTAGGGCAGGAGTCTCTGGCTTTAACAAACCAAAGCGTACACCTAGTCATGCCAAGAAGTCTCATGTGGTAGTGGCTAAGGAAGGTGACAAGATTAAGACCATACGCTTTGGTGAGCAGGGTGCAAGCACAGCGGGCAAACCTAAAGCAGGTGAGTCCGCTAAGATGAAAGCTAAACGCAAGTCCTTTAAGTCTAGACACGCTAAGAACATTGCTAAGGGTAAGATGTCTGCGGCTTATTGGGCTGATAAAGTTAAATGGTAACGAGGAGATAACTATGCCTAGAGGTACAGGAACATACGGAAGTACGGTTGGAAGACCACCAAAGAAGAAACCTAAGAAAAAACCTAAGAAATAGCTTGACTTTCTTAGTAAACTATGGTATAATATTACTATAATATACATTAAGTATGTTATTTAAATTATTAATTAATGCTGTCCATTAAGGAGAAACAGTAGATGACTGATGTAGAACTTGAGAAGTACTATCGTTCCTTTGAAGAGATGTTCCGTTTAGACGGTTGGAAGAACTTATTAGAAGACATCAAAGGAAGTGCAGAGCAGGTCAACTCCGTAGAAGCCTGTAAAGACGACAAAGACCTTAACTTTCGTAAGGGACAACTTGTAGTCATGGCTAATATACTAAATTTAGAAGCACAGATAGAATCAGCCAAAGAACAACAAGAAGAGCAAGAGATAGAGTCATGAGACGAATGTATGACTTCCAATGCGACAACGGACACGTCAACGAGTTTCTTAGAGCCTCGGACGTAGAAGAAGTTGATTGTCCTGATTGTGAACTAATGGCTAGAAAAATTGTTACACCTGTAAAAGTTAACCGTGAAAAGAACTCTTGGAAGGAAGTCCGTAGATGGTCTAAACAAAGAGAGTCACAAGTAAAGCACGAACGAAAACAAGGCGTAACACTATAACGTAAGGTCAACTCTTGACCATAGAACCCTTACATTTAATACACCTCCATAATGATATAAATCACGGAGTTTAATAATGGCACGACTAATAGATGAGCGTCCAGAAGACGTAGAAGAGAACGACATTGACACAACGCTAGAACAAGAACCTCAAGTTGAGGCAACTCTTGAAGAACCTGAAGCAGACGTACCTGAGAAGTATCAAGGAAAGAGCACAGCCGAGATAGTAAGGATGCACCAAGAGGCTGAAAAACTCTTAGGTAAACAAAGTTCTGAAGTGGGTGACTTACGCAAAGTTGTTGATGACTACATTCAGACACAACTCACCGACACTGAAACACAAGCAACAAATGCTGACGAAGAAGTAGATTTTTTCTCTGACCCCGACAAGGCAGTCGAAAGAGCAATTAATAATCACCCGAAGATTAAGGAAGCTGAGAACATCAGCAACCAATACCGACAGTCAACGGCTATGGCTACACTGCAAACCAAACACCCTGAGATGCAGGGAATCTTGCAGGACGCTAAGTTCGCTGATTGGATTAAGGCTTCGAAGATTAGGACACGGCTCTTTGCACAGGCAGACCAACAGTATGACGTAGATGCCGCTGACGAACTATTTTCCCTATGGAAAGAACGTCAACAGGTTGTCACTCAAACTGCCGCTAATGAGAAACAACAACGAAAGCAATCTGTTAAATCCGCATCTACAGGTAATGCCCGTGGTAGTGGTGAACAGAGAGCCAAGAAGGTCTACAGACGCGCAGACATTATTAAACTAATGCGTACTGACCCAGACAGATACCAAGCACTATCAGATGAGATTATGCAAGCGTATAAAGACGGGAGGGTACGAAACTAATATTATTATTTTGGAGAAATTAAAATGGGTTTAGGAACAAATCATGTAACAGGCTCAGGCGTAGCTGACGGAACTGCACAAACTTTTATCCCAGAAATCTGGAGTGACGAGGTTGTTGCGGCATATCAATCTAATCTAGTACTAGCACCGCTAGTTAAAAAAATGTCCATGACGGGTAAGAAAGGTGATACTATTCACATTCCTGCGCCTACCCGTGGAGTTGCCACTGCTAAAGCGGCAAGCACTCAAGTAACTTTACAAGCGGCTACTGAGACAGAAGTAACAGTCACACTAGACAAGCACTTCGAGTACTCACGTCTAATCGAAGATATTACTGAAGCACAAGCGTTGTCTTCACTTCGTCAGTTCTACACTGGTGACGCAGGTTACGCTCTAGCTAAACAAGTAGATACTGACTTGTTTGCTCTAGGTGCATCTTTCGGTACTAACAATGCCGCTTATGAAGGCGATGGTTCTTACTACATTGACGCAACTACTGGTTTAACTCAGTACACGGATGACACCATTCTGCCTACTGACGTATTTACCGATGAAGGTTTCCGTGCGTTAATTCAAAAAATGGATGATGCTGACGTACCTATGGACAATCGTTGTCTAGTAGTACCACCATCAATCCGTAACGCTATCATGGGTATCGACCGTTACTCTTCTAGTGACTTCGTAGATGGTAAAGTTGTAAACAATGGTCAAATCGGTAACTTGTATGGTATCGACATCTTTGTTTCTTCTAACTGTCCTGTTATCGAAACTGCCGATGCTAACACAGCGGGCAGTAGTGATGAAGGCGGGGCTATTAAACAAGCTATGTTATTCCACAAGGACGCTATGGTTCTTGCAGAGCAACAAGGTGTTCGTTCACAGACTCAGTATAAGCAAGAGTACTTAGGTTCTCTTTACACTGCTGATACTCTGTACGGCACTGCTGTACTTCGTGACGATGCCGCGTTTAACCTAATGGTTAATGCGTAATGTTACACGGGGATTCCTTCGGGAGTCCCCTTTTTTATCTTTTACGGGCTATACGCCTTTCTATACCTAACATAGGAAAATATTATGTCTAAATTAACAGTAGATGCAAACTCAAAACCAATTCAAGTACTACGTCCTGAAACAACAATTACAGTATCCGCAACTACAGGTGCATCTACAGCATCTTCCGCTTTATCTTCTAGTGCTAGAGTAGCACGTATCGTAGCTACAGAAGCTGTGTACTACGAAATCAACGGAACGGCTAGTTCCTCTACAGTATTTTTACCACAGAACGCTATTGAATATGTACACGTATATTCAGGCGATACTATTTCTTTTAGAGCGGCAAGTACAGGCGGTACTGCATACATCACTGAAATGGTGTAAGCCATGTACGGCTTAGGTATAAACAAATTAGGAACTCTAAACACCTCTGGTTCGGGAGGCTCTGGTGTTCCTGCTATATTGAATTTATTTAGTTCGGGTGAAAACGGTTTCTGGTACGATATATCAGACACTTCAGTATTGTTTACCGATACGGGAGGTACTTCGGCAGTTACTACTCCATCACAACTAGTAAAACGTATTAATGACAAATCAGGCAATAGTAATAATTTAGTTTTTTCGTCAGCAGGTGGAACATATCCCAGATACACTAAACATCCTACATCAGGTTTTCGTAATAGGATTGCAGACAGCAATACGCTGACACAGTCGCCGTCTAGTGCTGGTGGTGGTAGAGGATGGACTCATTTTGCATCCCAAAACAGTTCTACTACAGACAGTACAACTTCTCCTGAAACAGCGGCAGATAGTTTTAAAATTTTTAAGACTGCTTCTGATGAAGGGGGATTTCTTTCTTGGTTGGCTAGTACACGAAATACAGACAATAACGAAAGTCATACTTTAAGTGTTTACTTTAAACCTACAGGCAACGGTACACAGCCTGTAACAGATTTAATGTTCTTATTTGGTCAACTTCAAGTACTTTTTGATGTTTCAGCAGGAACATTTACTTTAGTAGGAACAACGGCTAATCATTCTTCAAGCAGTGTTACAGACGCAGGAAACGGTTGGTATTTGTTAAAAACAACAGTATCAAACATGGGTAATAGTAATATTGCTTTCTTTGGTTTAGACTCTTCTGGTTCTTATACTTCTTTTAGTGGAGAAACTTCAGAATTTTTATTATCAGCACCTCAGCTTGAAGTAGGCTCTTCTCGGACAACCTTCCAAACAACCACAAACAAGTACAATGTAACACAGCCTAATGAAGGTTCTGTGTTTTGTTTAACTTTTGAAGGTGATGCGTCTGTTGACGCATACGGTATACTAGACACTTCAGCAGGTGACTATACGTATGGTAATTTCGTTGATTCAGTTAGTTTAATCGCGGGAGTTGCTGTTGATTATGGTTCAACGGAAAGAAGTATTGTTGACATAACAAAAAACGGCAATGTCGCTACGAACTCAAATAGTCGTTTATACATAGACAGTAACGAGTTTAAACATTTTGCAGGAGGGTCTTCCACCACAACCACAGTTACTTCAGATGCGGGCGGTGCTCTTTCGTTTCCTATAAAAGCAAGCGTGTTTACAGGGGTTGATATTAGCGCGGATTCAAATACTATTTCTTTAGGGTCGCAAGGACATTCAGATAGTACTACTAGTGATTTAGGGAGCAGTTCTTTTTTCGTAACTCTCCCTGACATACAAATAGCCGCTAGTGATATATCAAGCACACCTGCTAATTTCTTTAAGGGTGGCTTATATCAATTAGTTCTTGTTGAAAGGCTTTTGACTGCAACAGAAGAATCACAAATGTCTATCATTGTTGATGGCAAAGTGGGAGTATAGTATGGAATATATAATAGTAAGTGACAAAACAAACGCTACCTCTCGCTTAAACGAAGAAAGAGACAATGCTAAATACATAGGCTTTCATCTTGATGATTATTTTCCTGTCGAAGCTACAGACGGTACTGACACGTATTGGTCTACGTCTTTCAATCTTTTAAATTCAGATGTAGAAACTTTAAAAGAAGAAGGATTTGTTTTTCATAGCGGCTACTACGATTCAATAGAGGAAGCATTAGAGTCTGCTTCTTTAACTAAAGTATAATTGGTGATATAAATGACAACCACAATTAAAACTAAAAACAGTACAACAGCCAGTGCTACTCCTAGCAGTCTTTCTCAGGGCGAACTTGCTGTAAACATTGCTGACAAGAAAATATTTATCGGAGACAATAGTAGTAATGTTGTTGACCTCGCGCTTGTAAACAATCCTTCCTCTGAAAATTTTACTATTGCAAGAAGCGTACCGACTCTGATACTCGATAGCACAACGCCTGTTCAAGGCACGGGCGGTATTATGGGTAAAATACAATTTGCAGGACAAGGTAGTACTATTCAGTATGATGACGTAGGGAGTATTCAGTGTAAATCAGCGACATATTTTACTGGAAGCGCGGCATATACTAATTTGTATTTTTACACAAGAAACGGGGCTAATGGAAATGAAGTTGCCCGTTTTGAAGACGCAGGTGAAGTATATTTTCCTGATGTTTACTATGATACAGTGTCAGGCTCTACTCGTGATTTATATATTCAAAGCACAGGCAAACTCGGTTATGTAGCTTCTATACGAGAAAGCAAAACAAACATTACAGACCTAACAGATGTATCTTGGGTATACAACTTAGACCCCGTTTCTTTTAACTATAGAGACTTAGAAACAACCAGAGCCGAAGATGGTACTAAAACAGAAGCATACGCTGATACATATAACTCTGAACTTGAATATGGTCTAATTGCTGAAGACGTAGAGGCTATTAATGATGAGTTAGTTTTTTATAATGGAGATAATTTAGCAGGTGTACATTATAAGAAACTTATTGTGCCTATGCTTAAAACCATACAAGACCAGAAAGAAGCAATAGATGCCTTAACAACTCGTGTCACAGCTTTAGAAAACGCATAGGGAAATAACCATGACTAACGAAGCAAAAGAAGCTGTAGACGTACTGGCGGCATCCACAGGAGTGATGTCTCTAGCGGCTTGGTTACCTCCCGTTGCTAGTATCTTTACTATTATCTGGTTAGGTATTCGTATCTATGAATCAGAGACAGTACAGAAGATTGTACATAAGAAGTGAGAAAGTTATTTTGTCTATTAATGATGTTGTCTTGGGTAGCACTTGGAGACAACGCGCAAGAGGGTAGTCTTAACACTTATCATGGTGAAGACTCGACTACGAATAGTAATAACAATACACAAGATGACTCGGTAAGTAATACATATAACGGAGCAGGAAGCAGTAGCGAGATACCAGTAGGTTCTGCAATCACTCCTAGTTACATGAGTAATGGTATGGACACTTGCCTTAAGGGCACAGGTGGTTCATTACAGACAGTAGGCGTAGGGTTTAGTAGCGGTACTTATGATGTTGACCCTGAATGTAATAGACGTAGGGACGCTAAGGTACTAGCTGACTTAGGTATGAAGGTAAGTGCAGTAGCTCGTATGTGTCAAAGCACTGAAGTATGGAAGGCAATGTTCGTATCAGGAACACCCTGTCCCATATTAAACAACGGTAAGCTAGTTGTAGGTAAACGTGCTATGTTAGTCATGAAACGTCAACCAGAGACTTACATACCAGACTACAGTAAGAAAACTAAAGATTGGTACAATAACGTATTAAACATAGGAGGAGAGGACACAGATGAAGAAGATACTATTATCTCTGTTAGTGCTAAGTTCCGTAGTTCAGTCAAGTGAATATGACGCGCTACTAGACTCAAGCACTTCTATAGTTGACCAGATTAACACTGGCATTCTCCTAGTGGGCGCAGGTATGGAGTATGCACATCAAGGTGACGCTTTATCTGACGGCACTTTGTCTACTACAGCACACATACAGGAAGCACAGGTACAAGCCTACAACACTGCCTTAACTAACTTTGCTACTAACTATCAGCCATACGGTGACGTTAAGGCTGTATTACAGAACAAGGCTGTAGAAGAGCTAGAACTGATGGACAACGCTATTGATACGTTTACTGAAGCTGTTGTAAATATGTCCACAGCAATACAGGTAGCGGAGAAAGTAGAAGAAGCTAGTACTCCTGACCAAGAAGCTGAAGTGCAGACATTTGTAGTGGACAACGTAGAAGTCCTACAGATTGAACAAAAAGACGTTGACGCATTTAACCAGTCAACGGATGACATTGAGACTCACGCTAACAACGCGTCAGCCTACATAGCCGTAGCTAACTCAGAGGAAGCTGTAGCATTCCTAGAGCAAGGAATTGAGAATGCTAACACTACAGCGGAACAGACTAATATATTCTACGATGCTAACGCACAGTGGGTGTCTATGGGTTACAACACTACACGTAACCTAACGGCTGTATACCTTAATGGTAATGACAATATAGGTTTAGACTTATATGTAAGCGAGACTGATGTATTAGCCGCAGGTAGCGAGTCAGAGTTCTTTCAAACAGGACCGACTCATTTAGGCTACTCATGCTTTATGTACGGTACAGGATGTGTTGAACTATGAGTTTAGAAAGTACAGAACTCAAGATAGGTGACACATCGTTTAAAGGCGTGTGGATTGCTATTGTACTTGGTATTGGTAGCACCATAGGCGGTGGCGTATGGACAGCCTCTAGTTTGTACAGCAGACTGGAAGCAGTGGAAGCACAGCAGATACCCGATATAAGCCCCATACGTGAGAATCTAGCCACTTTAGGCACAAGGCTAGAGACACTACTAAGTCAGCAAGAAAAGCTCTTAGAATTAAATACAGACGTTTCTAAGCTATCTAACGATATTGAAGCTATGAAAGCCACGGTTGCTACAGCAGAGATTATTATCAATGACATTGGCGATACAGAAGTAAAGTTCAAGACATTAACTAAAGAAGTCGAGGATTTGTGGAAGGGTATGGACTACCTTAACTCAAGTCCCTTACAGAGGTAAACTATGTTACAGCAACTAATCGGACCAGTAACAGGACTACTTGACAAATTCATAGAGGATAAAGACAAGAAGAATGCTATCGCGTTTGAACTTTCGACAATGGCTGAAAAGCACGCGCAGGAGCTTGCGAAAGCGCAACTTGAAGTTAATAAGACAGAAGCGGCACATAAGAGCTTATTTGTGTCGGGGTGGAGACCTGCTGTTGGTTGGACTTGTTGTATTGGACTTGCGAGTCAGTACATTCTTATCCCGATGGCAAATTTTACGCTTGCTCTTGCCGATTCTACCATTGAAATCCCTGTACTAGATATGGCTACCATGATGCCAGTACTTATGGGTATGCTTGGCTTAGGTGCTATGCGTACCATAGAAAAAGCCAAAGGCGTAGAGAGGAATAAATAATGAGTATGTTTTTCTTAACTCCTGAACAACAAGCGGCTAAAGACGCGGAAGAAGCTAGGAAAGCCGCTGAATTAAAAGTGTTACAAGAAGCGGCTCAAGGCTCACTTAACTATAGCCCTGCGGGTATTAGAGAAAATGTTGAAGCGTATAAAACGCCTGAGCAGTTAACGGCTATTGCAAAAGAAAAAGAAAAAATAAAAGAAGAAAAGAGACAAGAAGCAATTAGAGTTGCTGAAAGAATGGCAACAACGCCTTCTCAAAAAGAAAGAGAAGAGATTTATTTTAATGAACAGCGCACGGGAATGGCTAGTTCTGGAGGGGGCGACCTTTCCGTTTTTGACAACGAAGTGGTAGACGATTCTCTAAAACTTACAAGTTACTTTGATGAAGATAATCAGGCTAAAGGAGACGAACGTCTTTACGATGAAATAAAAGAAGACTTCGTATCAGGAGAAACATCAGGACCTCAAGATATTAATATTTATATCGGTGAGCAAGAACAGTATAAAAATTTAATTTATGATTTTGATTATGGAGAGGCTTATTCTGGGCTAAGTCCTGCTGAACAAAGACTTGCACGTACAGATGGAACAATTGATTATTCACGTCCTGCGGATTTTCAAAACGCTAAAGACAGCGCAGACAGCTATTATGTACAAAGCCTTCAAAAAAGTCTTGAAAACGCTACAACGGATGAAGAAAAACAAAGCATACAAAAACTTATAGATAAAGGTGCTCCTAATTTTGATACGTTAGAGGATATACAGAATTATGATGACCTTGCCGCTAATCATAAATTTGAAAGCGAAAACGGTTTTGATTTAAAGCACGAAGAATATAAAGCATTGGCTTTACAAGAAGCAGTCATGGGTGATTACATGATTGGAGCGCAAAGAGAAGAACTAGGAAATAAAGCGGCAAGTTATTTTAAAGAAGACCCTGCCGTAAACTTAGAGTTTGAAGCCTTTAAAGGAGGAGACGTTCACTTTAATACAGGAACGGCTTTTAATCGTATACCTTCGGGTAATTTAGTAGAAGAAAACGGTACGGTTGGACAGGTAGGCGCGTTTAGCTATATAGCACCTGTATACCGCGAACAGTCTACTTTTGAAAAAAACATAGGCATTGTTCTTGATGTAGCGTCTATACTTTACCCTCCCATCGCGCCTGTTATTCAGGGAGGTAAAGTAGCCACATCAGGAGGAGACCTTGAAGACGTAATCAAAACGGCGGCAAAGACATGGGCGGGAAACGAAGTTTCTGATATTGCTTTTGATGATGTTTTACAAACCTTTGATGATATAGGTATTCCCCTAGACAAGCTATCAGAGGTTCAACAAAAAATAATCGTAGACACAACACTAGACGGTCTTGAGGGAAAATCAGTTGAAGAGTCCTTTAAGAAAAATGCAGGTGATGCGATTGTCGCAGGTGTTGGTGATACTGTAGGTGATGTGCTTTCAGACATTGGAAATCAAATAGGGGAAATTGAAACTCCTGAGTGGCTTGAAAAAGCAGGAGACGCTGTTGTTGCGACAGGAACAGCAATAGGAAATGCTGTAGAGCCTATAGTCAAGCCTGTTTACGAAGGAGTAAAGGCGGTAGGTGATGTAGTTGAAGAAGCTGTACAGCCTATTTCAGACTTCACATCGGATGTTGAGGATGACATCTTAGACGCAGGACGTGCTTTTGACGATACGGTTATAGACCCTATTGATGATGTCGTAGATACATTTGGTGAAGAAGTAGTAGACCCTGTGTTACAAACTGTAGGGGAAGTGGGTCAAGACATTATAGACCCTATTGATGATATTATAGATGCTGTTGATAGTCCTTTAGGAGATTTGGTGGAAGCAGGGGGCGACTTACTTGGAGGTATGCTAGGCGGTCAGGGACAACAACAACAAAGAACGGCTACAGAGTCTTTATTTGGTAAAGAACTATTTAAATTTGATACAGAGATTAAGTCTACACAAAGAATGCTTAGTCCAACAAACAGAAGAAGGTACGGATAATGACTTACTTACAACTAGTAAACAGTGTACTAAGAAGACTGCGTGAAAACGAAGTAGCCTCGGTTACAGATAATGACTACAGCAAGCTGATTGGCGAGTTTGTTAACGATTCTAACAGGCTTGTAGAGGACGCTTGGGACTGGAGTTATCTAAGAGAAACTATCTCTTTTTCTACCACGGCAGACCAATCTACTTATAATTTAAGAAACACAGGTTCAAATTCAGCAGACACTTCTAGCAGAGTTAAGATACTAACTGCTACAAACCAAACACAAAAAGCATTCTTAAGGCAAGTATCGGACGGTTGGTCTAATAATTTTGATTTGAATCCAACAACAGGCTCTCCTGCTTATTATCAAACATTCAGCGGAACATCGGCAAGTGACGAACCTAATATTCGTCTATACCCTACCCCTGATGGTGTTTATGATATAAATATTAACGTGGTACAGCCACGAGTAGATGTAATGGCTCAGGACGCTAATCCTATTTTAGTGCCTTCTTCTCCCGTTATTCAATATGCAGTAGCCTTTGCCGCGAGAGAACGAGGAGAAACAGGCGGTAGTTCTTCTCAAGAATTGTTTAACATAGCTGACTCTGCTTTAGCTGATGCTATTGCTTTAGACGCGGCACGTCATTCTTCTTCTGAAACTATCTGGTATACAGTATAATGGCACAACAACTACAGACAATATCTATCGAAGCGGCGGGTTTTGGGGGCATAAACACCCAAGACTCTCCAACATCTATTGATACTTCTTTTGCTCGGAAAGCAAACAACTGCGTTATTGATAAATTTGGTCGAATAGGGGCTAGAAAGGGAACAAGAATAATAGATAGCATTGACGCTACTACTGGGCTTGCTCCCGTTGTGAGCGCGTTTGAGTTTATTGACCCAGACGGGAACGATATTTTTTTATTGTCTCATAACAATCAGGTTTATTCTCACGTATTGGGAGGGGAGACTCACAACTTAACTAACCCTATAGCAAGCGGAGGTACTTTTCCAAACGACCACACCATTACAACCTCTGATTGGAAAATAATTAGCCTTCAAGACCATGCTTTCTTTTTCAGTAGAGACCAAGAGCCTTTAATTTGGTATGACAATGAAGGGACTTACCAGTTAGAACCTTTTTCTTCGCACGCTCACTCTACTGGGAATGCTCCTTATGCTAACGAAGCAATAGCGGCTTATGGGCGCGTCTGGGCGGCTGATGTGACTGGAAGCAAAGCAACGGTTTATTTTTCCGACCTTTTAAACGGTCACGCATGGTCTGGAGGTACTTCAGGTTCTTTAGACTTAACAACAGTATGGAACACAGGACATGACGAAATTGTTGCACTGGCGGCACACAACGGATTTTTAGTAATTTTTGGAAGACACTCTATAGTAATTTATTCAGGAGCAGAAAGTCCTGCCAATATGATTCTTGAAGATGTTATTGAAGGTATAGGTTGTATCGAAAGAGATTCTGTACAAAACACAGGCTCTGATATTATATTTTTGTCAGCTAACGGTTTACGTAGTTTAGGTCGCACAATACAAGAAAAATCAGTAGCTATTGGAGATTTAAGCTCAAACATACGTGATGATTTATTAGCGTCTCTTGACAGAAACACGGGCGATGTAAAATCCGTGTACAGTCCTAAAGATGGTTTTTATTTATTGTCAATACCTGATGAAGACATTGTATATTGCTTTGATTTGAAACAGCGTCTTCCCAACGGTTCTGCAAAAACAACTACTTGGTCACAATTAAAACCCTATGGTTTTTGTTTAGACCGTAAAAATAATTTATATATTTCAGGACTGGGTGGTTTTTATATTTATGATACACATACAGATACTAATTTAAGTGGTATTGCAACAACTTATTTTTTAGAATATGAAAGCAATCCTATGGATTTTGGGAATCCTTCTAATTTAAAGTTTTTGAAAAAATTTGAAACATCTGTAGTTGGTAATGTAGGGGAAAACTCAATTCTTAGTTGGTACTATGACTACGACCCCAGTACTGTAAAATCTCGCCCCTTTTCGCCGCCAGATGCTGAACCGACTGCTAAAGAGTTCAGCGCAGTACCTCTTAGTAAGTGTCCTACTACTTTTACTGCCCAAAGCTGGGCTGACACTGGCGTAATAAATTATGAAAATAACTCAGCATCCATAACAGGAACAGACAGAGTTTACAAAACTCTTATTGACTCGTCTAGCAATAATCTTTTAATAGCAGGTACTGAGTATGTTTTGACATATACTGTAGACAACGCGCCCGCAGACGGAACGGGGGGAAGACTTGTAGTAAAAACAGGTGATGACCTTTCTGGTTCAAACGGTTCTGTTTCTACCAGTCCTTTAACAAATGGCGGTTACTCTAATATTTTTACCGCAACGGCTAATGACAGTCTTCTTCTTTTTCAGGGCAACGATATAGGACAAACTGTAAGTGTTTCAAGCCCCGCTATTAGAGAGGTCAGTAAATTTACTGCTACTGAAACATCGGGATATGTTACTTCAGAATATTCAGCACCTTTAAACGAAACAGGTTATGTGGGTTCAGAATACAGTTCAGGTTTATTAGTCCAAACACCCGCAACACAGGGTTCTGGAAACGGCAAAGTAATTACTATTGGTCTTAAAGCAACTATTGACGGTAGTCCTTACTCAATACAAAGAATAGATGTACAAGTTTTATTAGGGAGAGCAAAATAATGACAAACTATGTAAGACAGGTAGGATTTAGTTCAAAAGACGGGCTTGCGACAGGAAACCCTAATAAACTAATCAGGGGTTCTGAATTTGATTCTGAATTTAATGCTATTAAAACGGCTGTAAATTCTAAAGCTAACAGCCAGAATGCAACAATAACGGGTACAAGCACTGCTGTAAACTTCAATATTACAGGCATTACAACTTTAACAGGTACTATAGCGGGTACTTTCACTATTGACGGAGGTACGTTCTAATGAGCGCATTACCAACAAACGGTCCGAACCCAACAGGCTCTGGTCAAGACCTAACAGGCTTTGGTCAGAACCTAGCAGACACTGTAAGTGGTTATTACACAGGTAAAGAAGCCGAAGAAGCGGCACGAGCGGCAGGTCAACTTGGTTATGACTTACTTAGTGGCGTAGCTACAGATGTTGAAAGTAAAGCAGAGTTCAAACCTTTTACTGTAGCATCCACCACAGGCGGTCAAGCAGTAACTGACTCCACAGGTGGCTTTACAATGTCACTTAGTCCTGAAGAACAAGCACTACAGTCACAGTTGTTTACTGGCGCAGGGAGTATGTTCGGTCAAGCAATAACCGACCCTAGACAAGCACAAGCGGCTTTGTATGAGGATTTAAGAGCCATACAACGTCCTGAAGAACAACGTAAGCGTTTAGCCTTAGAAGAGCGTATGTTGTCTCAAGGACGTATGGGTGTACAGTCAGCGGCATACGGTGGTTCTTCTCCAGAGTTATTAGCACAAGCACAAGCAGAACAAGAGGCTATGCTCAAGGCTAACTTAGGTGCTAGGGAACAAGTACTGGGTGAGCAAAAACAAGCCTTTGATATTGGTACTGGTATGTTTAGTGATGCTTATAGACCTCAAAATCAACTGTTAGATGTACTAGGCACAGGTCGTGATATAGCAACTATTCCTGCCAACTTAACGACAACAATGTTAGGTCTGTACTCTGGTTTAAATCAGTCAGGTGTTGAAGCGTTAATGCAGGGTGAAGAAATGGCAGGTGGTTATGAAGCACAGCTGAGAAAAAACATGATAAATAATGTCTTCGGCACAGGAGCGACTTCTGCTGACGGTTTGTGGGCTTCAATGGGCGGTGGTGATGCTCCTACTCCTCAGTGGATTAAGGACTTAGGGAATGAGTACTTACCAGAGTGGTTAGGCGGAGACCCTGACGAAGATGTAGGGACTGCTAGTCAAGTTATAGATAATGATTACAGCAATTACGCATAATAGGGGATAATACAAATGGCTAATAACAATATAGATATAATGGGTTTGTTGACAACTAAGCCTAGCAGGGGTATTGACCCTAGAGCAAAGATGACACCACAACAGATGCAAGCAGATGCTTTTTACAGCGGTATGGAGCGTATGGGTCGTGGTGTTCGTGGTATGATGGGTGGAGACAGAAGAACGCCAGAAGAGCAACGTAAGGCAGGTCTAGCAGATTTACTTGGTAACTTTGATACAATGCAACCTGCTCAACAAAAGCAAATTATAGCGCAACTACAGGCTTCTGGTGAGACTGCTTTAGCAGGACAATTGGTGGCTCAGGCACAAAAATCTGCACAAAGACTAGCAAACGATAATAGACGGATGTCTATGATTTCCCAAGCCACCAGTTTAGGCTTAGACCAAACCGCTACTTTGTTGGAAAATGGCGGTAGTTTAGAAAAAGCCGCACAGGACATACGTAAAGGACAAGAAGCAAATATTGTCAGCAAACAAGGTCGTAAGGGTAAAATAGCTATAGCAAGAACACGTGATGTAGGAGCACCTATGCTTGAGTCTATAACAGGAGGCGAGTATGATTCCTTAAGCAACGAAGACTTCCTTAAAGTACTTTCAGGCGAAAAAGCAACACTTAAAGTCTATACAGATTCTAGTGGCAAAGCAAAACCCTTCCGTGTAAACGAGTCGGGTAAAGTATACAATAAAGATACAGAAAAGTGGGCTATGCCTTCTGAGTTAGGTCTGACACAAGCCGCACAGTTGACTAAAACAATTACTGATGCTGATAGAATATCTGGCAAGCTAAAAGACAAGGCTACAGATAACTTCTTTGTTGCCAATGAAAAAGCACTGACTGCTCAGAAAGTATTGGGAATTAACGCTAACTCTCGTTCATTGATGGAAGAAGGTATTATTACTGGGGCAGGTGCTAACTTCTTGGCGGGCATGGCTAGTATTGGTGTACAGTTAGGTATTGTACCACAGGGTGTTGAAGATACTTTAGTAGCTACTCAAACATTCATGGCTGAACGAGGTAAGCAAGTCCTTGCGTTGTTAGGCTCAGGAGACGTTGGTGCAGGTACTGGTATTTCGGATAAAGATGTTCAGTTTATGAAGGAAGTAGCAGGTCAGCAAATTACGCTAAACAAAGAAACTTTAGCACGGATTATGCGTATTGAAGAAAAAGCAGCTAGGAATGCTATCTCTAAGAGTAACTTACGCCTAGAAGTAATGAAGCAGTATGTTGGTGCAGATGAAGACTCTGCTCTATTGGATACGTTCTTTGTGCCTATGCCAGAACCTTCAGTTACAGGTTATGTACCGACACAAGCGGCTCAGACTTATCTGGAGCAAGCAAGAAACAGAAGAACTCAACAAGTACCTCAATAGGAAGTTATAATGCAAATTCAAAATTATACAAAAGATGAATTGCTTGACGCTTTAGAAATGGCTGACCAACAACAAGACATTCAGGCGGTCACCGAGCTTACTGGTATGCTTGAGGAGTTTGATAAGTCTCAAGGCTATCAGCCTGAAGAGTTTGTTTCCGAAGAGTCTTACAGAAAAGTACTAGCTGACGCAGGTAAAACAGTAGATGACTTACCTGTGTTTTTAGAAGAGTTAAAACAGAAGGAAGAAGCAGGTACGTTGTCCAACAGAGAACGTGGTATTTATAGTGCATTAAGTGGCAGAGGTGGACTAGGTACTGGTCTTGACTTGGTAGGGACAGGTATAAGTCTTTCGGCTAGAGAGGTCAGCAAGTTTATCCCTGACAGTGTAGAAAAGAAAGTTGTTGATGGTGTTACTGACGCAGTTAAAAAGCTAGGTGAAATACCTACTGTTCAGAAAGGACTAGAAGCAATTGGTGAAGGCTACCAGTCCTATCTACAGTGGAAGTCAGAAAATCCTAACGATGCTATGGGTGTAGAAAGTATTGTCAACGTAGCTGAAATATTTGCTCCTCCGTTTAAACGTAAGCCTATTCCTGATAAAACTATGTTCCGTACAATGGCTGACAAACAGCTTGACAAAGCTAGAGAGTTAGAAACAGGACAGCGTAAGGATTACTTATACACATTAATTACGCCTATATCTACTAAAGCTAATGATGAAGCCCGTGTTAAACGTATGACTCAGAACGATAAAGGTCGTAATGTTTATAATCCCACTGACGAAGAAGAAGAAATGGTAAACATCTTAAAGCGTATACCCGTCAGTGCTGATAATAGTTTAGTAGGCAACAGAGTTATACTGGACACCGAGGTAAACAAAGTTCACAACTCTTTGGTCAAACAGTTAGGTAAATCTAAAGTCAAGTTAAATAAGAAAGAATTAAACACTGAGTTAGAAAGCATTGTAGATGACCTACAGGAAACTAATCCTGTGCTTGTTGGCGATGCCTCGGCAGTAGCTAAAAAGATATTTAACAAAGCACAACAACTGTTAGCTAAATCTGATGGGTCTCCTGCATCACTAATGCAAGTACGTAAAGACTTAGACAAGTGGGCTAAACAGCAAGGTAAAGGGAGCTTTGACGGTAATGAAAATGCATATACAGTGGCACAACGCGCTGTACGTGACTTTCTAAACAAAAAAGTAGCCGATGCTGTACCTGAGACTGCTGTGTTAGATAAACTACGTAAACAGCATTTGTTACTACGTGCTAGTGACAGACTAGTGCCCAAAGCCGCACAAGAGGCTGACACAAAGATAGGTCGTTTAGTTGATAACTTTTACATAGCGACAGGGACTACACCTCCCAAGACTATGTTAGGTAAAGTAGCTACTGTAGGTTTAGCTACAAGTATCGTAGGTGGCGCAGGTATGCTAGGCGCGTTGCCTTACTTAGCATCTGGTGCGGGTATAGGAACAATAGGCTATGCAATCTATCGTGGTTCAGTCAGCCCTACGCTTCGTAAGGCACTATCAGCCGCGCTTAGAGAGACAGACAACCTGTTAAGCAGTAAACTAAGCAAAGAGATGCGTGCGGCTATACAGGCTGACCGTGTTGTTCTTGTGGAGGCAATGAAACTACCCACAGCACCCGAAGGAGCAGACGAAGATGAGTGATGCTTTAGATACTAAAAGCCCGTGGAGTTCTTTAAGTCAGCCTAAGTCGGCTAGTCAATACTACGCCAAACAGATGCTAGACAAGCCACCAGAGGAAAGGCAAACGTATGCTGAAGAATTGGCATACAATCAACTTTCTCTTGCCCCTGTTTCAGGTGAGGTTATATCTGCTAAGGAGGCTAAAGATTACTTTGGAGAAGGAAGGACTGGCATGGGTATGTTGGCTACCGCAGGTGCTATTCCCCTGTTAGGCGCGGGTATACGTCCTATAACTAAAAGTGTTGGTAGCTTAATGAATAAAACAGCTATGAACACACCCACATTAATTGACAAATTCTATTCTGACCCCATTCGTGGTCCTATTAATTTTCTTAAAGAGTACGGTAAGTCTTTTGTTCCTGCTGTTAAAGAAAGTATAGACCCTGTAGAGGTTGCCCGTAGAAGACAAACAGGAATGTCTAAAAGGAAGCTAGAAGAAGGTTTACAACCAACAGTCGGTAAGGACGCTGAACTGACAGGGGCTAGTATAAATCGACAAGTGAACCCAGACGCTGACAATGCCGTAGAAAGAAGTGTAATTGGTCTTTCTTATTTAGACAGCAGGATACCCATTCAGGATACAGCTAGAATATCGTCTGGTATAGGTAGTGGATTTAGAAGAACAAACGCTGAAGAAGTGCCTGAGTCTATTGTACAAAGAGCAACAAACCATTTGACTGGTGGACCACACGTCAAGAGTGGAAGTAAGACAGAATATGAAATACAAATAAAAGACCCACACAACAAAAGCAACGAGGGTTTTATAGAATCTGTAGGTGATGCTAGTGCAGGGTCTACTGTTGTTCGTATGATGCGCGGGGATTCTAAAGAAAAGTACTTAAAAACTATAAACAACTATAGAAAAGCTAACAAATTAGAACCTTTAGATAAGTTAGACGGAAGAGATATGGTGGAGTATATGCAAATTTCTTCTACCTTAGATAACGCAAATATAAGAATAATGCAACAAGCAGGTGTTACAGGTCAACCCGCACAGGTCGTGTCTAAACTTTTAGCGGCAAGAGCAAAACAAGCATCGGGCAAACCCTTTACTGATAAAGATAAACAGCTAAAGAAAACGCTAGATACCTTTAACAATCTTTTAAATAAGCGTGTAATTAAACTTTCTAAAGTAAAGGATGAAGCAGGTAATGTAGTCAGTTCCCGTAACGTGGGCGACATACAACAACCAGACGGTTATCTTGTAACACAACAAGCGTTTACATCGAGACAGAAAGAACTAGGAGGCATGAACGCTTTTGTTGTCGTTGACCCTAATTCTGAAAAGATGTACACTATGATAAGTGACGGTCACGACATTATGGGTATAAACCCTGTTGGTGGTAAGGGGCTGATAACAGCTGAACCTATAATTGTTTCGTCTATTAAACCCAAAGGCGGTTACAAGAAATCTCAAATAAAGAGCAGAGCCACACAGGCAAATGTTAATGAGGCTCTGTCGGCTACTGAAAAACTAACAGGGGTTAAACCTTTAAAAGGAGAGAGCGACCTGAATTACACTCTAAGGGCTTTAAGTACTTATAAACCTGCCGTTACTGCGGCTGACAGAAAAAGGGCTAGGAACGCTAAATTGAAGCTAGGAGGGACTATAGGTGCAGGTGGTTTACTGACGGGTGCGGCTTTAAGAGATGATGAATAACAAAAGGGGGCATTGCGCCCCCTTAGTTTTACCTATGCTATTTCACACGCGCCTCCGACACACGCCAGTTCTTGCGAACCTGTAGTATTATCTTCCTTCTCGAAGTGTTCTAAGTCTTCCCACTTAATATCCACTGGCATAGCCGCTAGTAACTCCTCATACTTCTCAGCGGTTATGTCCTCATAAGGGGCTTGCTGATACACATGGTCACTGACAGGCAACAAACTAATACCACTGACACTATCGAAGTTATCCCATATCCACTGTGCTATTTGCAGGAACTCACTATCTGTATAATAAACAGTGATGCTTGGCTTATGTTCGCACCAGTAATCTTGGTACTTCTTCCAGACCTTTAGCTGTTCCATTGCACCCACCTGCTTTACTGTAGTACTGTTGTCGGGTGACTTGATAGGGAAGCCAAAGACCAGTGAAGACTTACTCATTACGTCATCTTCTACAGGGAAACCTGCGGCTGTCATGTACTGAGCAAGCGGGTCTTTCTTGTCTGAACGCACTCTACGGATATAATGCTTAGAAAAACGGGGATGTATGCCACTAGCAGAATCAACAAGCTGAGACACAGTACCGCTTGGCTTAACACAAGTAATAGCCGCAGACTGAGCAATGCCAAGTTTGTCAGCCCACTCTTTATTAGTTTTGATTGCAACATCTTTCATCTCCGTCAACCACTTATCTAGGTCAGGCGAATCTTTACCCAACAAGTAATGGTCACATATCCCAGTTAAACTTACACCTAATAGTGCTTCTTCTTCTGTGTTTCTCTTCCATACATTGCGTAGGTAGCGGAAGTCAGTCAGGGTAGCCTGTAGAGTTCCGATGATGGAAGCTACTTCAACTTTCTTCTTAAGACTAACAAGGTCATCGTCTGCACGTATAACGACCTCAGATAGGTTACAGAACTGATTACTGCGTAGGATAATCTCAGAGCAAGGGTTAGTCCCAAAGTCCTGCTCAGGGTCTCTACGCCCGTTCTTAGCGGCTATCTTCTGTGCCGCCACACGACTAAAGATACCACGTTCTCCTGCCTTACTGTCGTACATGGTGTGCATCTCAGTAAGGAATGACTCAAAGTCTGGCTTCTCTGTGTAAGCTACGCTGTTGTTAGCCAGTCTACGTTGCCCTTCATCCATCCACCACTGACCAGACTTAGCCTTAGCCATGCGTGGGTCTGATAGGTTTGACAAACTAATCAATGCTGACCTACGTACACCACCGACAACTACAATGTCTGCAATCTTACATACAACATCGTGGCACTCAATGCTCGTTAGCTTACGTCCTGATGCCTTCTGGAAGATACCTATGCAGAAGTTAAACAAGTCTTCAAGAGGCTCTGCGCCACTAGCACGACCACCAAAGGTCTTGAGTCTAGCACCCGATGGGCGTACCTTACTCACGTCCCACTTAGGTATCTTACCTGCGTACAGCATAGCGATTAACTCACGGAATGCACTAGCCCAACCAATCTTGCTGTCTGCTACTACAATCGTACTGTCAGTCTCATGGAATGACTCAGCGATGACTGGTAGCTTGGTAATGAAGTTACGTTCAACACTGAACCCTACGCCTGTACCACACATCAGTACGTACATAAGTTCATCGAAGCTACGTGGTGAGTCAATGTGCAAGTAGCTACAGTTAAACCCTGCTACATTGTCCTTGTCTAACGCTTCACCCGCTGTCATCATACAACGCATACTAGGCATTACGTCTAGGTTATGGATAGCGTTAAACAACTGTAGTGCTGTCTTATCGTTTATCTGACCACGTTCCTTCCAGAAGTCTACGTATCTGTTGACTGTCTCATCCCAACGCTCACGTCTGCCTTCCTCTGGTAGCCAACGTGCGTAGCGGGACTTGTGTATAAACTGTTGGTACTGATTCATTTCTTAACTTCCTTATTTTTTAGTTTGTCTTTCTCTATATCTTCATCTGAGTGGTCATTGACATTAAGTTTGCCAAAGATAGCATCAAAGTTATCTGCGTACTTCTTGGGGTCAGTGGGTCGTTGTGCCGACCCTTTGCCATACTGCGTCTGTCCTTTCATTACCTAACCTCCTTAGTTACTACACTGGTCAGCCTATCTAAATACCACTGGGCTTTCTCTAAGTCCTCTACGTGTTTACCTTTGCGTTCATATCGCCATAGGTACTTCATGGTGTTGCCCTTGAGATAACCTTTGAATGCCTCTGTTGTCATTGACTCTTCAATAGCCTCGATACATTCTATACTACCATAAGCGTAGTGCTTGGGGTGGTTAACCATGTCTTCTGTCTGTTCATCTGGGTTGTTTACCAGATAGTCTTCATACTTCTTAACTAGGGCAGGGTGTTTGTCTCTCAGCCTATCCCAGTCAGCGGGGCTTGCATCATCAATGCTCATAATCATCCTCCGTAAATAAGTCTCTGTTCCTAATTAATCTATCCTCGAAAGCCTCTAGCAAGTCCTCAACTGAGATGTCTAATGCTTCGACAACTAGTACCACATCATAGTCCCTTGCTACTGCTTCCTTGAGTTCCTCCAATGTATGTGACATTATTCTTTTCCTTCAACATATTTGACAAGTTCCTGTGCGGTATGCAATGTGTAGTGTTTCATGCCTTCCTTCTCACACCACTGACCCATTGTAATCTTACCGCCCTTACGTACCTTCTTGTGTTCATTGGACAGTAAGAATATTAATTCGTAACCATCTTCTAATATTGTATCACGAATTGACTTATATTTCAAGGTATCTCCTACACGAAAGAAACCTTTTACCTCCACCATGACTTTCTTTTCTTCGTGTACAAAGTCTGGCATATAAGTCCTGTATACTGTGTAAGGGACTCCATAGGGTTCGTACTTGAACCCTTTACTCTTGACCTCTTTAGAAAACTCTTTCTCCAGTGCCGACCTGAACTTACCGCTTTTCTTGCTCAATTTCGACCTCCTGTACGTTTGGTTCGTACTCTACATTTATCAAGAATTTCGGACCATATGAATAGGCAAACTTTCTTACCTCTGGGTAGCAGTGCTTTTTGTATTGACAGTACGAGCATTTTATACCCAATTTTATATTCCCAGATTTTCCGTCTGGTACAGAGTCGGTACAGAAGGTTTCTGGCTCTGGCAAGCCTACTAGCTTTTTTACGTGGCGTATGCGCTCTTTAATGTCCCCCTTAATGTACTTATAGATTGGTGCTTGAGTATCCTCTAAGTCGTACTTAAGTACCGCGAGGTGTCCATTGGCTTTGTCCATAGCTAACCAACCGAACTCAGTCTCACCACAGGCATGGGCGTATGCTTTAATCTGGTCAACATAACCAAAGGCATCGTCCATAGCCAGTGTACCATCCTTAAACTTCTTGAACCCAAAGGAACTAGCGGACTTAACATCAATAACAATACCATCAATCTTACAGTCCATGTGTCCCTTGATGCCTTCCACTTCGCATACCTTCTGCTCGTCAGTTACCGAGTGTCCTGCCATGCGTGTAAGGAACAACAGCATCTCTTCAATCAAGTGACCATACATAAACTTAATGTAGGTTGCAGGTTGTATAGCTTCCTTCTCAGTACCATTAACAACATTCCAAAGTACTCTATCGTCACGACCGATGTTTGACAGGCGCAGTGTTCGGTTGTCTCTGATGCGCTTACGTCCGAACTCGGTACGCATTAGAGTCTTCATGTTCTCACCGAACTTCTCAATTTCTGCTTCTACATCTACAGATTTTTCTGCCTCTTTTGTCTCCATCAGTCGGTATATATCATCTACTAATGTATGTATTGTTTTACTCATCTTCTATGTCCTTGAATGCCTTAATGACATCGCTTGAGAATAACTTTTTAAGGTTAACCAAGTGCATCCTGCTTGCGTTATGGTCTCCTCCTGATACGCTTCTAAATGTGTCTAGCTTGTTAACAATCTTCTTTAACACTGGTGTTTTAAATACTAATGTACAGTACTCATCGTCACCTATGCAGAGGTTATGAAACCAGTAGTCTGACTCGGTAGCCTCAATGCCTGATGGCTTACCCCAAGACTCATACTCAATGCAGATGTTACCTGTCTTCTGCCATAAGTCCTTCTCTGATTTAACCTCAATCTTCTTGTCCTGTAGCATCTCAGCTACCTTATCCTCCCTGACTTCTCCGTACTGTAAGTCGAGGTCGAACTTCTTTCTGTCTGCTTTAGTGGGTTTCACTCCAGTTATCTCCTGTCTGATATTCGCCCGCAAGTGGGCAGTTAAGGTTAAAGTGTTGACCTGCCGCTTCCATACAGGAAACAGCAAGCCTACCGAATGTATCTACCTCACTCTCTTTAACCTCTGTCTGTATCTCATCGTGGATGTTACCAACAAACTTGTAGTCTAAGTTCCACAGTGTAGCGTACTCGTCCAACAAACACAGTGCCTTCTTCATAACGATAGCACCTGCTGATTGTAGCAGAGTGTTTAGTGCTGAGTGTTCTGAGCGTACTGAGACCCTTCGCCCGTCCAATCCGAGAACATAACCTCTTCGAGATGCCACACTAACTCTTTCTCGTAAGTCTCTAAGAGATGGCGTGTTTGTAAGGAACTTCTCCTTAAGTCGTCTACCGTCTCTAGCAGTTCCTCCAACGATACTTCCGATTTTTGCATCCCCTGCTCCATAGAGGAACGCATAGATGAAAGTCTTTGCTTGACTTCGTGTGTCAACACCACTAGCAAGTTGGTTTGCTGTATGAATGTCTCCAGTGAGTATTTCATTTGTATAGTCCTTATCCTTCATGTAGTGAGCCAACATACGTAACTCAAGTCCCGATGCATCCATACCTACAATCTTGTAGCCTTTGGGTGATGTCCAACAAGCACGACACTCTGTGCCATAAGGTGCGCTTGAACTGGGGCATTGGGCAAGGTTGGGTGACGAGTGTGTCATACGACCAGTCACTGCTCCGTTAGCGTTTACGTATCCGTGTACACGTCCATCATCTGCAACAGCATCTAACCATGACTGTATCTGTGCAATACGCTTCTGAACCATTAGGTACTCAGCAATCATATTGGCTTCAGGTATACCAGTTACCTTAGATAGTACAGACTCATCGACAATAGCTTGACCCTTCTCTGTAAACTTCTCTGGTTTCCAACCAAAGTACTGCAAGTATCTAGCTATCTGCTGACGTGAACCTAAGTTGAACTCTGGGTAGTCTATGCGCGAGAACGTCTGTACATAATCCCGCCACTGCTCTCCTGCAAATTTAAGACCGACCACAGACGCTTCGCCACTTTTCTTATACTTCGGGGTGACTTGTTTAACATATGTAGGTAGCGGTATGAATTTCTCATGTACCATGTCTTCAAGTTCATATTTCTTCTCCTTTAATTCTGCTAATAATAGGAAGGCGTGTTGTTCATCTAACAACCATCCTGTTTCTGTTTGGCGAGTAATAATATTCTGTACGCTGTGTTCAAGGTCAATGCTTTCGCTTCTAAAATTAGCCAGTACCCCTTGTAACGCGTGGTACACTTTGACATTAACCAACACGTCTTGCTTACAATACTCCACCATGTCTTGCGAATACGTAGTCCAATCACTGTGTTCTCCTTTAGGGAAACCTAATCGCTGTCCCCAGTTATCTAAACTGTGACCACCTTCCCGTGATGGGTCAGTAAGTCTTGACAATACCAATGTATCTGTAATTTTACAACTACTAAAGTCTGTACCTAACAAGCGTTCAAGAACTGGTACGTCATAGCCAATGATGTTGTGACCAATGACCTCAGCATCTTTGATATAAGCATTGAAGTCCTGTAACGTATCACCTGAGAACGTAACTGTCTCTTGGTTCGATAGGTCGCAAGCAACGATTACCCAAACCTTTGTAGGCTTTAGTCCGTTAGCTTCTATATCAAAAACAATCTTCTTCACTAGAACTCCTGATTATCGTCCGATACAGGGCACGATGTTTCAATCATACGACCAGTATCTTTGTCATAGTACAGGTAACAAGCCGCACCCGTTAATCCTGCATATCTATTCTTAAGTACACGCACTGTAGTTGTGTTACGTATCTGTGCATCTTTGTTCTGTTGGTCACGTTCCAAACCAATCACCATGTCCGATAGCTGTGCGATTGCGGCAGAGCCACGTAGTTCAGCCAAGCTAATCTGTCCACCATCTTCGTGTGCTTTACCCGATGGTCTTCGTAGGTGAGACACCAAGAACAATCCAACACCTGTCTCCTGCACTAACTGTCGTAGCTTAGTCATAATACTGTCGATGGCTTTACGTTCGTCACCATTCTCTTGGTCTGACACAACGATACTCAAGTGGTCAAGAATAATCCATTTACAATCAAGACCTTTCGCCATATACCTAATGCGACTTAGTAAGTTGTCTTCGTTGGTAGAACCCCAGTGGTCAAACATATAGATACGTCCTGTACCTAATGTCTTGTCCCAAAATACCTTCTTATCTTCCCTGCTGAAGTCGCGGCTCAGATGTAGAGTCTGGTTTGCCTCGATGCTCATAATCCCTAGAGCAGTCTTTGGTATGTCCTCTTCCAATGCGAGTATGCCGATGTTGTCGTCAGTCGCACCTAGTAAGTAGTGTTCCAACTCTCTGACAATCTGTGACTTACCCATACCAGAACCACTGGTTATTGTTACAAGTTCCTTCTCTCTGAAACCAAAGGTCATATCGTTCAAGCACGACCACGGGTATGGTATGGACTTAACGTCCTCCTGTGCTACGATTGAATCCCAAGTATCTAGTCCTGCAATGATACCGTCTGGTTGATAGGTCTTAGCATTCCACCATTCCTTGATGAATCCCTGTACGTTACGCTCCTTGAGCATATCTCCTGCGTCCTTTGCAGATAGCTGTACGTTCTTCGCCTTGTTCGGTGTAAACAAATCCAACACCGCGCGTGATGCTTCCTGACCTGCTTTGTCACTGTCGAAACAGATGACCACGTTATCAAAGGATTCAAGCCATTCCAAGTTCTGCTTAATGTCCTTCACTGCGCCTGATGCACCTGAGCGTATTGACACTACAGCCCACTTACCATCAAACATCTCTGACACTGCTAGAGCGTCTGCTTCTCCTTCTACAATCGTTATGTATTTACCACCACCTTTGAACGCTTGCTGACCAAACAGCCCCGCATTGTCGAACGTACCGCTTGCATAGAATGCCTTGTTACCTACTATGCGTGACTTGTTCCCTGTCTGCGCGCCTGTGTCCTTGTCAAAGTATGGGTAGTGGTGCTTACTTATCTGACCCTCTGTATCGTACTCAACTGTAACGCCAAACTTTTTGCACGTTGCCTCTGATATACGTCTGTCGGGTATTGATGCTACTACTCCGTTCATCTCTAATGTCCTGTTCGCTTTTGGTTTACTCTCTATAACCTCGCCTGTTGCCCTCTCGTAGTGGTCACAACCGCCTGTAAAGCAGACGGCGTGCCCATCGGAGTACCTCGCGAGATTGTTCTTAGAGCCACACGAAGGGCATGGCTCATGCTTAACAAAATGCGAGTCAGTCATTAGAAGTCACCACCTCCTTCGGTAGCCTCTGCGAGTTCAATCACCTTGATGGCTGATAGATACGTTGACGTGCCGTGTACTGGGTGAGGTTTCCCTTCCGCGTACTTAACCCGCACCTTAGAGCCTCTGGTCAAGCGACCTACGAAGTCTTTGCCATCTGCATCAAACATCGGTACTTCGTACTTGGTGCTAAACTTACGCTGTGCTGTGCCTTCGTACTCTCGTAGCTTGACACCTTTATCAGCAAGTTTATCTGCATCTTCTGGTTCTAATGATAAAACCAGTGAGTACTTACCTGTTGATTGACCCTGATATTCTTCGTGTTCGTCAAGGTTTGCGAACGCTACGTTACCTTCTAATACTGCCATTGTAATTTGCCTTTTATAGTTAATTAAAGATTACTTTAGTATCTTAAGGATACTTTAGGATATATTTTAATATATATAACTAAGTATCCTTTAGATTACATAAATATTATATCATGTATTACTGTTGGTTGCAACTGTTTATATAAATTAATTGTTACTCCTTATTATATCACGTTCTTCTGCTGTTGACCAGTTCTCTTCTATCGCCTCCTCTGATGCCGTATGGCACTCGGAGCATAGGTCAAGAAATTCATCGGTCACCCTGTCTTTTCTTCGTAGCTCTGTTTCAGTCAGTATAACGTCACACGCTTTGCATCTGCTCATTATTCAGCCTCCGTATAGGGTCTGCCATAGGTTATTGATAGGAACGGTAGCAGGATTACTACGCCCTCGAAGGGCATCGTGCTGTGTTCCTCTGTGATGTGATTGTATACCCATACAGCTTTGCTGTCTACAAATTCAAGGTCACACCCTACGCCATTCCTTAATTCAATTGTCAATAGTCTGTCAAATATTTTTGTGTTAATCATTGTCTAGTTCTCTCGCTGTTAAGTCGTCATCGTGGTAGTCATCGTTAGTATCATAAGGCTTGTAGTATCCCTTACCTTCGTCATAATCGCTGTAGTCGTAACTAGGGTCATCATCGACCCTGCAATAGTCTCTACCTGTCATTTTGTAATGCTCCTATCTTCTGTGCGTACTCGTAGCCCGTCCTGTAGCCTTCTTGGTACGATTCGTTGCCGTCTGGGTCACAGTTAAAGCCATTGACCCCATCATATTCACCGCGTTCCATGTCTGTAAACTCTTGGAAATACTGTTGCATATTGTACGTGTTCTCTGCTAAATCTTCAAGCTGTGCTTGCTGTATCGCGTCTTTACTCATATTTTTACCTCTCATTACCAGTTATGGATTACGCCCGCAATAATAAACAGGCACGTCACCAAGTTTAATAATACCACAGCAGACCGCATTAGTGCAACTATATCTGCCTCTTTGTTGCTGTCTCCTAGTTTTTCACCAAGAGACAACGCCCACAGCCGCCAGAGTTTACGTCCAAGAGAAATCAAGGGAAACCTCCTCAATGGCTACGTCAGTGTGTCCAATGTTACGCCATACCTCCGCTATATCTTCGGCATCTTCACGCCTCACAAAGTAATCTGCGACCTCTACGCCTCCCACCCAGACTGTATACATCATTTTTTAGACCTCATAACTCGTTCTGCATGGTATCGTCTACCATAGCTTAACAGATTGTCCGCGTCCTTCTCCGTCACTTGGTAATGCTCTGCGAACTTTTCCACGGTCGAATAGTTGTTGAACCATTCCAGATACAAGTCTGCTAGTTGTTCTCCTAGATTAAATACTTTCACTGTTCGCCCTCCTCTCCCAACCATAGGGCATAATCTTTTATCTCCTCTCGGAGGTTGTCGAGGCGTTGCTCGAAGTCGAACACATCATCCTGTAAGGACTCATCGCAACGCTTGCGTAATTGCTCCAATCTACAAGAGGCATCGAACAAACTATCCTCTACGTGCTTGCCTCTCAGTTCTTCCGCTAGTTTTTCGTTGTTCATCGCTTCGCCTCTGTCAATTCGTCAGTATCAATCCGCACCAAGTAACTATGTGTGCCGTTCATCGCTTGTAAAATCATATCTTCACCAAACAAAACGTCATAACCTCCGACCTCATTTTTCTCTACAGTCGCGCCTTGTTGTTTGAGTTCCTTAAGCACTCGCTGAAAGTCCCGCTTGCCGAATATCTTGGTGCGCGTGTTGCTATCTTTGTCAAATTTTCTCATGCTCAATGCCTCCGTGGGCTTGTTTAATTTCAATTTAGAAGGGTACTCTACAGAATACCCAACTAGATTGCAACTAATTATTTTACAGC